CTGCATTGCTGAATCGCTTCTGAATACTTCAGACAATCGACCAATCGCTTCCCATAGCATTCCATCTAGTTCGTTAATTCGTGCCATAGAGTCAAAGATATTGGTAAATCTATCGATGATATAACCTTTATAGTTTTCAAGATACAAGTCGAATCCACCGACAATATTTTCTGCTATCGACAAGCCGATGTTTGCTAATGCACCGAGTTTTTGACCAGATGCATATACTGTTTTGTCAATGAAATTGCTAAAGGCGTTGACTAATTTTGGATTCGTAAAGATTTCTTGCAGATTTTTACCAATTCGTTGGAAAGCTTGCATCATCTTATCGATACCACTTGGATTAAAGGCACTCTTAAATCCGTCAGTAAAGAGTTTCTTCATCTTTTCTAGGAATGGTTTAATCTTATCAAGCATATTCGTTAACCATTTTGGTAGCTCTGGCTCTGGTATATCCCAGTCCCAAGCACCAGCTGGACCTTTGCCACCTTTACCGCCTTTACCTTTTCCTTTACCCTTATCATCGTCATCGTCTTGATCCAGTGTATTAATCTCATCAATACCTAAAAACGATTGCTTCATCTTCTTGGCCGCATCTGCCGTATCATCTGCTGCATCTCCAGCAGAATCTCCAGCATCACCCATCGCTTGAGTCATCGCTTTTGCTCCTGCTCTGGATGCACTTACTGTCGTACCAAACAGCAACGAAATAAACGATGCTAACCATCCAATGGCAGTTGCTAACCAACTAATCAACGTTTGAAGAATTGGTATGACTGCTTGGATAATTGGATAAAAGGCAGTAGCTAAGTTAACTTGAATCGAGTTTAGGCTAGATGCTAATTGCTCATTCATGGCAATAGCTCCACCAACATAGCTCGCCATAGACTTAAATGTCTTATAAGCAAGCCCGGCGATTAACAGTCGTCTCGTAAATGCAGATAAGATGTTCCCACCTCTCCTAAATGGAGAAAAGTTCATTCGAGGAGCTTTCATTTTGCCAAATCGACCTAAAATCCCATTAGCTTTTTTAAATTCTCCTACTGGTTTACGAATCTTCTCTGCAGTCCGTTGCATCTTGTCAAAATGAGGAGATTGTACATCTCTACTTCTGCCAAACTTACGTGGTGTTGCTTTAGACGGTGTGTTTTGAATATTTTCAGTTAAGCTTTTCTGCTTAGCTAACTCTGTGTTTACACCTTCTAGTGCCGATTTCAACTGCAAAGAACGTGATTCCATATTTGCATATACATTCATCAAACGGTCGTTTTCAGCAATGAGCTTATCTACTTTGTCTTGTTGACTGAGTAGGGCTTTTTCATGCTTGTGGCGAGCTTCATCTTTCATGTAACGTGGATCTTTTTCTTGCATATCTTTCAATTGTTGTTGAGCTTGATAGATTTTGTATTCATTCTTTTCCATCGCATTAGCAATTTCTTCTAATGATTGTGGAATCGAATCAAACTCTTTTTTCATATCAGATACTGAATCCACGGCACTCTGATGGAGTTTCTTCATTGCTGATTCTAAACGTGCAATTTGCTCATCAATCTTAGCTACACCAAGCGTGTCGCCACTATTAGCTAGAGTATTACGTTTGTTTTTCAATTCTCCGATAAGACTTTGCTTGGTATTTGCTTGTTTCATCTTATCTTCGACATCTCGCACGATATCAGCTACATCTTTGCCGATTTTACTTTTGGCTTTCGATGTTGAATTTCCAAGATGTGAATCCATTCGTTCTGATAACTGCTTAGTAGCATTAGCTAAGTTCTTGAAGTTTTCAGCGGTATCTTTACTAAATTTCGCAAAAGACTTGCTTAATTCTTCCGTACCTTTACCAGATCCGAACGAGTCTTGGATTGCATTCGCATTTTCTTTAGCCTGTTTCTTCAGCTTTGAATAGAAAGCATTAAATTTAGCTAGAACGGCTTCGAGGTCCTTGGAGACATCAGTGTCGTCTGCAGTGATGACAACTTCTAGTTTATCTAGTTCCATTTTCTCCCCCCTCTGCTAATTTTCTATTATGAACCTGTGCAAATGCACTGATTCGGTCTTTCATAATACGCCAGTCATCTTGTTTCGTTTCGACTGGTTTCTCAAATAATGATGGATAAGCATCGTATATGTTTGGCATATCTTTTGGAGAATTAAATCCAATTGCTATCAATTGCGATAGCTTATGATTCATTGTTGCTATTTTTTGTAACTCGATACGTTCTTGTTCTCGATATGCATAAATAGTTTCCATAATCTCAAGATATGTCATATCCCAATACTCTAACGCTCTTATCCCACAAGTAAGAGCTATCGGAAACATGTCTTCCAATAGCTCTGTAAAATTCTTGTATGTTTTTAGAACAGGCTGTCCTGTTCCACTGTCTCTGTCTCTGTCGACTCTTTCGCTTCCTTCTCGTCCGAACCGTTGTCGAAAAAACCGCTGTCGTCTAAAATTGTTTGTACTAACTCAATTAATTTAGTATATGAGCCACCTTCGGCTACATACGCATCATATAAACCAAGCATATCTTTCTCGTTTAAAACGTGATTGATAATTGATTTTTGTAGTACAAATAACATCTCTCCTAACTTTGGAAATGTTGGATTGCCTGTAGGACTCATGAAGATAGATGCAATTGATTTGTTCAATTTCTTTTCTACTTCAGTTGTGCGTTGTGCTCCTAAACGGCAAATATATTCTTTTTCTGCGATTGTAATAGTTGTATTCTTAGCCATTAATTAAACCTCTCCTTATGCATTAGTAACTGTGATTTCAGTATTAACTGTTAAGTTTGCTGTGAATGTTAATGCACCATTTACTTCTGCACCAGCAATCTTAACGTTCACACCAGCGTTAAAAGTATGAGCTGTGTTGTCTGGATAAGTTACTTTAAATTCAGCAATCTCTCCACTTTTCTCTAACGCTACTAACTTACGATAAGCAGTATTCTCACTTGAGTTGTCGTATAAGAATTTGAATGCTAAATCTCCAGCATCCTTAATCCCTGGAATGTAACGTTTCATGCTATCTGCTAATGTTGTTACATCAACTTTCTCAGGATCCCCACCCATCTCTGGAGTAGATTGTAATCCTTCTAATACAACAAATGTTCCGCCTTCTTTAGTCTTTACTGATAGCGTTGTGCCTTTTGATAAAAGTCCTGTTGGTTGTGTCATTTTCATCATCCTTTCTTATGCGTGGTAGACTAATCCATTACGATTGTCTACGATTCCTTTATATTGGATACTCGTTCTGATTAATCCAGTTGCTGGATCCTCTCCATCACTTCGAATAATCCGAGTAAAACCAATCTCTCTAAACTTGTTATTTAACGTGTTTTCAATCGATGTTAAGCTCGCCTTACCATACAACTCGATGTAAATTGTATGTTCTGTCATATTTTCTGGTCCACTTGTATCTCTTGAATATGGTTTATCTGATGTCTTGTAAATTGCTGTTGGGAATTGAGTCCAGTCGTTCGGATAAGTCTTAGCAACAAGTGCAATCTCCTCTACGCTGTCCAATAAATTGACAACAATCTCTTTAATCTCAATCATCTATACACCTCCTAGACCTTGTTCGATGTATTTACTCATTATTTCTGGTATCTTGTCTTTGTTTTCTTTTATAGCAGGATACAGCCATGGCTGTGCTGGTTGACCATAGCAAAGATAAAATATTTGTCCATCGATTTTGATTTGTCTGAAATGATAAGCTTCGGCAACGCCTGGTGCTAGCAAATCGGCAGGAATAAACCAACGTTCTTGTGTGTAAACTGGCTCAATTCCTTCTGGTAAATCTTTTGGACTTGCTTGTCCTCTAGGACCCGTACCAAACTCAGTAAATATTGCTTGTTTCTTATCGCTCCAAACTCGACCAACAATCTTCCCATCTTCATTATCAACGATGGCATGAATACTACCTTTTAACTCGCCACCACCAGTGTATATTCCTACTGGGGCGTTATCTTCAGCAGTACTACGGATAGTTTCAGTTACTTCAAACATCGCTTGATTAGTAGCTTGGTTTAGTATTTGTGGTAACTTCTTAAGCTTTTCTCGTAATGAATCTATTCCTTTAACCTCAATCTCCATTCTCTTTTAGAATCCTTTCTAATTCGATATTTAGATGAGTGCTATAGTCCAGAATACTTTTAATAAAAAAGTCTGGTTTCGATTCTTTACTGACATAAACACAAATACCATCGCCTTCTTTTAGATGCTCTTTTCCTTGATATTTACAATTCTTATAGTATTTCAATCTCTCTCCATAACGTTCTACTGCCATTCTTCCATCGGAAGATTGGACATTCATTTTCAACTTAATTGGAGTATCTGAATACTTAGTAATTACATTAGCTTCTTTGTCACGTTCGACCACTTTACGCTTCAAATAAACGATTTTTAAATCTCTCACTTTTAATCGCATCATCGGAATGGAACCACCCTCGCTTTAGGAGCAACCACAAAACGAGCCAATCTTTGTTGGATATTTTCTGGCAATCCAGTAATAAAAGATTGAGACACCCCGCCCTCAGTGCGAGATGTCTCTCCCTCAGTTCCTGCTCTGTTGAATCGAATGACAGCCAGATCCAGAATAATGTATTGCATACCACCGACTAAATCAGTACGATTGCAAAAACTTAAAATCTCGTCCATTGCTTGATTCAAATATAGCTCTAGCAACTCGTCTTGTTCTTCATCTTCAGCATCAATACCGAGTAATAATTTTAGATTTCTTAACTGCTCATTCATTTCTCATCAACTCCTATTAAACTGCAGACCAGTTTGTTGAGTCAGCATCTGGTGTAGTTGCTCCAGTGTTAGCTTTCAACGCTTTGTAAACTTTACCACCATGCGTTACTTTGTCTTCTGCTTTGTATGATTTACCTGCAACGAATTTAGCTGGTTTACGTTCTTTGACTGTTCCTTGAGCTTCTGGTTTAGCTTCTGGTTTAGCAGATGCAATTGAAATGATGTATTTTTGGTCGAAATCGAACACGAATGCACCAGTGTATAATAATTGTTCTACTAACTCACCGAATTGTCCTGGAATGTTGTTATTACGTTTAGTCTCATTTACTTGTAATGGAGATACCACTACACTTGGAGCTGATGCTAAAGCTTGCACTCCTGGTAAGAATTTAGATGGTACTTTATAAACTGTGAAGTTATCTAATTGTCCCACGTAACCTTTACCTAAAACTGCTTTGTCAGCATCGCCTTGTGGTAATTTAACAATCTCTTTCTTAATTGCTTTGTAGAATTTTGGAGTTACAAATAATAAACGTTCTTTTTCTACTCCTAATTCATCTAAAATAACGGAAACATCTAATGTAGCTTCATAAGCTTTTCCTTCTGTAGCTTTTCCTTCTGTTTCTTCAGTATAAGTAACGTTTTTACTCACATTACCTAAGGCCGCATCAAAACGTAATTTATCTAAGTATGGTGCTACTACTTCAGCTGATTGACGAGCTACTACATAATCGATATTCACTTCGCCGTTTGAATCACGTTCATCTAACTTGTCTACAAAACGACCCCAGTATTTCTCTTGATCCAAGCTGTAAGTTTTTTCTTCTGTTTGTGCATAATCGTATTGGTTACCACCGTTACGTTTATAATCTTGTAATTTTGCTAAGTCTGATTTAGTAACTGTGAAGTTACGACCTTCCATCACAATTGCATCATTAGATAATACTAATGGTGCTGAATAAGTATTTGCTGCTACTACTTGCTCGATAATTCCTAAGAATTTATCACGAGAAGTCGCTGTGTTTAAATCTTGATATGTCATATATTAATTCTTCCTTTCTACTTTAAAAAATCTTTCTGCCATTTAGGCGTTTCTGTGATATTGCTTTGCGTTTTTGGTACTTTAGCTGATTTGTTTAATCGAGCATTTACTGCCGTTTCTAAGTCAGCTTGGTACATTTTGATAAACTCAGATACAGTTTCTTTAGTTACTTCTGCATCTTCGCTAATCAAACGAGCCAGTAACGCATCTGACACCGTAATTTGTTCCTCTGCAAGAAGCCCACGAGCTACCTTGCTCATCTCATTCAATGCTTGCGTTCTTTCTAACTCCGCAATCTTATCTTTGAGCTGTTGATTCTCGTATTCGATTTTCTCGTCAGCACTCATCTTCGCTAGTTTCTTTGCTTCGCTTTGCTCTTTCTCTTGATTCGCTTTCCACTTAGCAAACTTCTTGTCGATGATTTCGTTAACCTCAGCATCTGTATATTTCTTTTCGTCTTTTGGTAATGTCTGAGCAGGCTCTGCAGTTGCCACTTCTTGTTCCACTACTGTTTCAACGATTTGTGTTTCTTCTTTGTCCATAAAGAACCTCCATGTTTTTAGTCTTCCCAGACTGTTAATTCCTTAGCTTTTAATGTCATCAAAGCTTGGACAAAACAAAAAAGCCTTTTAATGTCATGCTTAGGACAATTTTTTATTTAAAAACTTTATTTGAAACTTTTGCATAAACATCTACATAAGTTTCGTTTTTATCGCCATTGTGTGTGATTTCAGCATAATCTCCACATGGCTCATCAGAAGAAATCTCGTTCGTTCCTACTAATGCTTTCCAATTTTGAAGCGTTTTGCTAAACCAAACAACATAGCAATCTTTTGCTTTAATTTCACGTCCAGATAAACGTGTAAATTCTTCAGATGCTAATCTTCTAGCTTTATCTAACATATACATCCCTCCTTTCGTTAAAAAAGTGTACAAAAAAAGCACCTAACTATTGTTAAGTGCTTGGATTGAATTTTTATGAGTTTTTAAGGTTATAAAACTCTAGCTACATGTTTGATTAATACATCATCTCCTGTATATTCTTCAATACCTAGATTGTCTAATATAGCTATATACAAATCATGAAATGTTAATGATATAAAATTATCCATTTCAAAGTCATTCTTAAAACATTCTAATTTCTTGGCTTTTTCTTCTGGAGTTAAATCACTTTCCATTACTTCTACTAACAATTCTTCTTTATCTGCCATGGTCATTTTTTTCATTTGGATTCATCTCCTTTGTGGTAAATGTCATTATATTCATTATCCATTAATTTTTTTAATCGTTCAATATATTCTTCGCCTACATTATAACGTTTATAAATTTCTAATTCAACTAGATAAGCACGTTTTTCAAATTCCCAACGTAAATCCTTATGTTTAATATAATGCATCATTCCAGGATATCCATTATGTATATCATCTATAACGTGTTGTCTTTCATGCATCAGTGCTGAATAGCTAGCATTTCTATTAATACTAATATGTCCAGAACGACCAAACTCAGCATTTCCTGGAGAATAAGTCATTTTTTTACCATCTAAAAAGAATACTTCTATCCCCATGTCTTTTAGTTCTTTCAACACTTTTTCCGTTTCTTCCGGATGGCTTTCAAACATACTTCCCATGACTTCTCTTATAGGGTCGTGATACGTATGAAATTCTATAACTGGACCAAAGTACGCCTGTATGATTGACCTGCACCATGGATGCATCGGTGGGCAGTTAACTCCAGTTTCAAGACTATCTAATGGGAATATTAAACCGTTTAAACGTTCGCAAGTATCAGATGTACGATTATCAAGCACCGCAACGTATTTAACGTGTTTCAACCCCATCTTCTCCCATTGCTGTATCTTAGCTTGAGTATGGAACCTGTTAGCTTCAGTACGGATTAATCTACGAGCAATGTTCTTGTTTAGCATAAACGCATCATGCATATATTGTTCGATTTCTCTTGCCATGTCGAGTTCTGACATTCCAGTCATACTTTCCACAGTGAATAGCTGTTGCAACTTCTTAGCTAGCTGATCCGTATCTTTCCAGATCCGACTAGAGTAGTTATCTCCATGCCAACTGCTTTTTAACAAAGTATCTATTTGAGCTTTATCGACTTCTTTGGTATCGATAATCTTTGGAGTAATGACTTTGCTACCCTTCGGTGGCTTGACTTCTACATCTTCAGTAAGCTTGATTAGCTTCTTAGGATTATTATTCTCGTCAAGCATGACCGGATCTGGTAGCTTTTCTTCTCGAATCTCGAGCAGATTGGCACGTTCTTCTTTATGAGTGTCTTCGATAATCTGCTTAAATAGCTTTGTGCTTAGCTTTTCTTGTTGTTCTCCAACCTTCTTCGCTAATATCAACGCCTTAGTATGAAGCACATCTAATCTACTAATACGAAATTGGATTGCTAGTAAATCTAAAGTCTTTCGCAAATACTTCTTTGTCTTTTTATCTTTGGTAGTCTTTACCATCTGATTCAAAAGAATCAATTCGCTTGTTGGGACTTCTTCTTTCAACAGCTTAATAACTTTTTCGATGTCGTACCCAGTTTTTGTTTTAGCTCTCTTAACTAACGCTAGAATCTCGTTGGTTAGCAAGTTCTTTGCGTAATCATAAGCTGAGTCGATAAGCTTTTCAGTTTCTTCAGCATTCAAAAACATCTTTACAGAATCACGAATAGCACGTTTTTTCCAGTAGTCGTTCTCATTATCCTTCTTCATCTGCTTCTACCTCGTCAAACTTTGGTAGCGTGCCATTGCCTAAAGCCTGTTGCTGATTTTGAATCGACTTGCTTTGTTCTTCTTCAAGCTTTTGCAACTGTTCAGCCGGATCATCAATATCTGGTAACCATCCGATTAATGTTTCAAGTGGCAAAATACCTTTCAACTGATTGATTATACTTGCTAAATCATTCGTATTGATTGGTAGATTTGGCTTAAATGTAATCTTTACATCTGAAATATCGATGTTAGAACCTTTTGTATTTAGGATATTACGCATCAATTCCAATCGTTTACGCAATGATTTGCTCATATAACGAGTCTTGATACTCAAAAGCTGTAACAAGCCAAATAGCTTATATTTCATTGCTTCGCCAGAAACATTACCTGCAAAGTGTTCGTCTGTCATTGATGGAATGTAGCTAAATTTATGAATATCATCTAGCAACGATTGTCTTAAGACTTCGTTATCAGCTTCTTTAATCTCTTTAATCAACCATTTTAAGTCGCTATCTTTCTCATTAGTCTCGATGATTGAATCGTGAGTTAGATTATCTTCGCCAAGCGTAAAACCTTTGATAAATAGAATAGAGTTTACTCGTTGCTCACTCTCATTGATACGGTCTGACTGCAACAGGTTATATGCATCAAATTGAGATATTTGTTGTTCAAAATCGCCTTGTCGTTCTTCATTATTACGATATTCAACGACAGGCACAGCACCAAAATAATGCTCAGATTCTTCAAATAATGTCATTTGACTTTTTGATAATCCTTTTGCATGATACGTAAAAATCTTATCTTCGGTATATACATTGATTAAGTAATAATTCAATGAGCCATCAAGCTTGAATCGTTGTTGATAATGTACGCCAAATAACGGATTCTTATCGACTGTATCGTCCGTTACTACGAATATACCTCGTGGGTCTATCGACTTAATTCTAATCTCTGTATCTCCTTCGTCAACTGGAGCTAAGTACATTAACTCATAACCAATACCAAATACAGATAAGTCTTTTTCCAATTCTGTATCGTGACTAATAATATCCATTCGACTATACTCATCTAAAATCTTATCAACTTGAGATCCAGAATATGCAATTGGATTACCTACCAAGAAACCTGTCGCAATATCTACGATGTACTTCGCATGATTTGCTACGATTTTGTGATTCGGAATATTTGGATTTCCAAACTCTCGATTTGAAATATCTTGTTTCCCATCGTAATAATCAGATAGTTTGTTCAATCTAGCTAATGTTCCTTGATGCTGTTTGATGCAGTATTCAAGTATCTCTGGTGTTGGAATACCATCTTGCATCAACTCTTTATCTAATGTGATTGTCATTGTTTACCTCCTATCTTATTCCTAAAAGTGATTTGCTCTTGACATTTGCTTTACCAGATTCAATGCATTGCAAGCTGTAACGTAAAGCATCCATCAAGTGATTATTCTTATCCTCTGGCTTATTTAACCAGTTACCTTCTTTATCCTGTTGATAGCAATAACTGTAAAACTCATCCATGATATTCGTACAACTTGGATGCACAAAAATAGAGTATCCTTGTAGTTTGGATACTCCTGCCATGATGCTATCTTTACCTTTTCGACTTTCTTTAATACGTGAGATTCCGTACTCTGTTCTTAACTCTTGAATTAGTCTAGGCTCTGCACTGTCAGCAATGATTGTTGACTTTGCATAGCCTTTAGATTGAATCAGTTCAGCTACTTGCTTGGTAATCAAACCAATCTTGTAACCTTCATCAAATACGTAAATTTCTTTATTTGCTTCATCGATTAATGAACAACATAATGCTGTTGGGTCGTGAGTGAAACCAAAGTCGAGTCCGATTGCTAATTCATATCGACCTGTTTCAAGTAACTCATCTTTGTTAAAGTTCTTCACAGTCACATTCTCGTAAATGAGTCCTTCTGCTACGCCCCATTCGCCATCACATACGATTCTAGCACGCCTTGGATTTGTTACGTATAAGTCTTCATATCGTTTGATATCAACATCGTCTAGCCACTCATTGCATCTGAATGTAGTAGTGATAGCAAATGTATCATCACGCCTTGTTTCTTCATCAAAAAATACACGTTTAAGCCAGTGGCGTTCGTTCCATGGGTTAAAGCTGATAGTAACTTGCTTGAAAAAATCTGGTGCATCGATGCTACCACGAATGGATTCTACTACGGTACTGAATTTATCTTCTGTTTCGACTTGATAGCATTCCTCAAACCACGCCCAACAAAGTGAACCAACATCTACCGTAATCGATGTGATTTTAAGTTCATCGTCAAGTCCTCGAAACAGTATTTTCTGTCCAGTATCAATCACAGTGATTTCTGGTAGTGACTCATTAAACTTAAATTTATGAGCTACTTTCAAACGATTGACTGCCCACTTGAAATCAGTATAAGTCGATTGCTTATTCGTGTTTGAATATCTACGAACAACTAGCAAATTAGACCATGGATATTTCAACAATCGAACGATAAAGTTTAAAGCAATTGTCTTAGACTTCTTCGAACCACGTGAGCCTTTGACAACTCGATAGAAATTTCTCGACTTCCAAAAAGCTCCGTAACCAGATCCGACAATCTTTGGTAGATTAACGACTGTATCTGTTTGCTTAATCTGGTATTTCTGATTCATTGCTAAACACCACCGCCCCAGTCACTTCGACTTCTGACTTGTCTGTCCACAATCTATATCGTTTTCCTAAAAGCTCGGCCGCTTTGATTCTGTCTTTAGCACCTACATCTATTTCAGTTATCACTTGCCCGGATTCTCCTACACTTTTAAGAGTTTGTTCTGTCATCTCTCCACGCATAACGGCAGACAAATATTTCAACACTTCTTGCTGATCCGCTATCTTTTCGGATTCGATTTCTTTCAGGCGTTCTTCTATATAGTTTTGAATGTCAAGTTTTGACAAGTTTTCCGAGCCTATTCTATTTGCTGTTTTTTTACTATATCCTGCTTTAATCGCTGATTCTGTAGCATTTCCACTGATGATGTACTCATCAGCGAATTTCTTTTGTTTTAGTGTCAATTTTGCCAATTTTCCACCACCTTTCTAGCAAAATAAAAAGAGCCTTCATTTAGAAGACTCTTAGGTTTGATAAGACAGCAAAAAATACGGAAAGGAGAACCAAAAAATCTGTCTTATCGCACAATTTCTATACTATTAAAATAGCAGTTTTTTTGTGGGAATTCTACACGTTAAATTCTCATGTTTCGATTGTGTTGCATAATCCAACATAATTAGCAAACATCTCTAATACACGATATCTAATTCTATACATTTGAGATGATGCATAATGATATTCTTGAGCAATCTGAGACCATGTTAATAAGCCATCATTTTCAAAATAACGAGCAGTAACAATTTCTCTTGTGTTGTCATCCAAACTGTTCAATGTTTTTTCAATTGATTCATAAATATTTTGAAGAAATATTAATTTCTTATCAGTCATATATTTGATAGCTAGATTTTCGACTGGCTTCCCCATAATATTCGACTTACCGCCACCCACATTTTCATCTAATTCTCTGATAGACAATTCAGCTTTTCTTAAGTTAATTTTCTTCTGATAGTTATGATAATCTGCAAACAACTCTTCAAAATAAGCCAATTGTCTTTTACTTAATGTCATCGCATCACCTACTTCAATAAATCAATATTCTCTGGTCGGAAACCAAACCATGCTTCGCCACTTTCTACTACTACAACTGGTAATGTTTGAAATCCTAGCGATTTAACATACGCTCTGGCTTCATCATTATTCGTTACATCAATCGTTTCATACTCGATATCCAATGCATCCATATATTTTTTTGTCATCATGCATTGTGGACAATCTATTGTTGTATATACTTTTACTTTATTCATTGTTCATCCTCCTCAAAATGTTTTGCAATCTCAGCAATCACATTAACTGTAACGCTATTACCAGCTTGTTTGTACAATTGGCTGTTTGATGTTACTGCTTGAGCTTTATCAAAAGCTGAATCTGGAAATCCTTGCAATCTCCAACACTCACGAGGTGTTAGTCTTCTAATACGGTAGTCAGATCCGACCACTCCTTGTTGCTCAGATGCTAGGAGAGTATTAGCAATCTGATTACCTACTCTGCCTCGTTTAGTCTTCGAGTTAATATTAGCGATATTCACACTATCGCCGACTCTAGCTTCGGCATAGCCTTTTGCAGTAGCTTCACGGATTTTCAGTTTCTTCTCTTGCAGTAAAACTCCGTGCTGATCCTGTGCAGTTAACGTAAACATCGGCTCTCCATTCGTTTTGAATCGTCTACCTTGCTGTCTAGCTTCTACTCTGTTAGGTGTTAGGACTGGAATTGCTACTTGTTTAGGACCTTTATAATCCGTGGCAGTCAGTGTAGCCATTAAACCATTTGAATCATATACTCTACTTCGCATCCCAACTCCTGTACACTCAGGGTTTTTAGTATTTCCTATAATCTTTATTTTTGATTTTGTATCAGATTGTTCATTTTTTCCGCTGATAGGAAATATTCTTCTGGTACACTCTCCTCTAAGATGTCCGATAATAAACACTCGTTCTCTGTTCTGGGGGACTCCAAAATTTTTGCTGTTAAGCACTTGCCATTCCACGTTGTACCCCAATTCATCCAAGACTCTGAGCATGGTCTCGAAAGTATCCCCTTTTTGATGATTGAGGAGTCCTTTAACATTTTCAAGGAATAGATAGCGAGGTCTGAGAATAGATGAGAACCGAGCGATTTCAAAAAATAGAGTTCCTCGAGTATCTTCGAAACCTCGTCTGTTTCCTGCAATCGAGAAAGCTTGGCACGGAAATCCTCCACAGATAATGTCCACACTTCCGATTCCTCGAATAAACTCGTCTGTAACTGTTGTAATGTCATGTAATTCAATCTCCCCCTCTGTGTTGTGAATTGCTTTATAGGATTCTCTAGCAAATTTATCAATCTCACAAAATCCAATGCACTCATGCCCAGCAGATTCCATTCCTAATCGGAATCCACCAATTCCTGAAAATAAGTCTAGGAATTTCATTCGTCCACCCAAAGTCTGATAATCTCATCACCGAACAACTCGACAGCACGTTCTGCATCTGCTTCGTTTTTGAAGGTACCCAACAATTCAAATATTCCAATTTGACAAAACCAATCAATTTTAAATTTTTGTTCTTCAAAGTTAAAAAAAATATAATATTTTTTTTCATTAATTGTTGGCTTCCAATCCCCATTGCAATTATCACGAAACTGCTTGAATCTCATTAGTAAGTCACGTTTATCACGTTCTTTATACACTTCTTGTTTAGTTTTAAAAATATGTCCTTGTTTATAAGCATTTTCTTCATAAACATGATTAGACCATTTGCGTTCCACTGGCTCTCCAACGACATTGATAAAAAAACATGTATCTCCGATTTTAAATGGATATTCAAAATCCGTTGTTTTTTCTTCTTTTTCTAACGTTTCTAAATCATCTAGTAACTCTTTTACTTTTTGTGCAATTTCTCGTAAAACGCTCATCTCTATCCCTCCAAATATAATCTCTTAATTTCATTGCCAAACAGTTCGATTGCACGTTCTGCGTCTTCTCGTTCTTTGAAATAGCCGAACAAATTAAATTCTTCAATACTCAAATAAGAATATATTGTCATCGTGTTATCGTCATGATGAAAAGCAATATAATATTTACTCGAATTATCATTTTTAAAATCAGGCTTCCAATCGCCGTTGCATTTGTCTCTAAATTTTCTGAATCGTGTAAGTAAGACACGTCTATCACTTTCTTTTTCTGCTTCTTCTTCAATTTCAAATGCATTACCTTGTGACAACGCATCATTGTCAAATTTGTAATCTTCCCAAACGGCATCTACAACAATTCCATTGTCGGACAATAAAAAATATCTATCGCCGAATTTAAAGGGACATTCTACTTCTTTCTGTTTCTCAACTTCCAACTCTTTCAGTAATTCTATTTTTCTGTTTTCTAGTACTTTAATTTCGTTTTCTAATTCTTCGATTCTACTCATCTATGTTCTTCCTTTCCTCTATTTTCTAAATACTCCATAGCTTTTGCCAAGCAAGCTTCAAATTCAAAATCGTGCTTAAAACAATGTTGCATTAATCGTACTGTAATCAATCCAATGTGAAGCATCTCGTTTTCAGTATCTCCTTTTATCATCGCCCATTTCAATCCGCTTAACACTTTTTCCATATCTTTAGATTCGTAAATCGGTCGCATCGGTTCGTTAGGATATTGTTTTAATCTGGTTTTTAAGTGATAGAAGTTATGTTTTTTGTGCATAGCAGGCGAGTAATCGATGCCTAATTTATCTTTTAAAATTTGGAGAGAAGTACGATTCGGTGTAGCAATCCCTTGCTCCCAATGACGAACAGCAGCTACAGAAACATCTAAAAACTTAGCCATTTTCTCTTGACTCATACCTTTTTCTTTTCGGATTTCTTTAAAAATTTGTCCAAATTGTGTCATTACTTATTCTCCATTCCTTTCACATAATCCACTAACCAGTTTTTGTTGTGTTTTCTCATTTCTTTTGTTTCTTCTGTCAACTCAATCATGATCCATGGACCTTCGCAAAATTGAATATAATTGACTATTTTTTTCATTGCTGAAAACGGCAATAGAAAACTACCTATCACTCGACATAAATATTTACAATCGTATTCTGCAAATTGTAAACTCGTAAAAAGTTTAGGTATATGAACATAAACGTGTAACGAATCGATATCAGCCAATTCTTGAACATGTTCCAGGAATAGCTGTCTAATTTTTTTGTCGTTCATTGTCATCTTCCATTTCTTCATAAATTTTCACTAACCAATCTTCATCTTGTTCACGAATAAATTGAGTAATTTCTGCAAAATCTACTTCGATGATTGGTCCAACTGAAAAGAACGATGAAACAATTCGTGAAAGTCTAATAGATTTTAGAGAAAAAATCTCTTGTTCTACTTTACTCATGCAATTCATTAGTCGTTTTAATAAATTAGTCACTTTATTTGTCACATCAACTGCTTCTAATTCTTGATACGGAATACCTGCCCATTCCATAAACTCTGGTAACAGGAATCTTACTTTTACATTATTCATACCTGCTTGTTCTTGTAAAAATTTAATAAATGTTTTGTCGTCCATTAGTATTCTTTCTCCTTCTCCTCACGTTTTTTAATCTCTAATACGGTTAGTACTGCATAAACTGCAATATCAATCAGCGTATCTATAATACTTTCATCTTTGACTTGTGCTTCTTTATTGCATAACGTTTTTAATCGTTCGACTTTATCGCTCAGTCTAATTACTGGGGATACTAGACCAAACTCATCGTAACTTTTGGCAAAGCTATTTCCGTAATCAGCGTTTTTCTTTTCGTAAATTTCGTACATTTTATTCAAAATATCTTTAAATGTCTTCATGTTCTCGTATCATCTCCAGTACTTCTTCTTTAGATTCTTTCACATGTAAAATTCCTGTTCTGGAATTTAGTGTCGTACTAATCACTGCACCATCTCCATAATCCTTAATCATGACAATATGTCTAGGATTCAAAACGACTGTTACGTTGTCTTCGAATTTTGCGTTTAGTATTATCACGGCTCACTGCCTCCTTGTTTGCGTGCATGATTTTGCCATCACGTTTTCTTTTCACGTATTTTTTACCATCAATCTTTACAATCTCAATATTTTTGTATTCATGACATTGACCTGTGTCGCATTTTCCAAATGTACTCTCCATTTACTCACTTCCTGTTTGTTTTCTAACAGCATCATCAATGTGTTGCCATAACATCCGCATTTGTTTCAGTACAAATTTATCATCGTTGTACTTTTCGCATATCTGCACTACTGACTGGACTATCCAATCCATGTATTCTTCTGTGCCGAAACCTTTTATCCGTTCAACTTCTTTTGATTGATAAATCCAATCCACCACATCGTTATAGAACGCTCTATAATCTAAGCTCATTTCAATTCCTCCACACGAACATAAATGCCAGTTGTTTCGCCCCAGAATTTTTCTACAATTTCAGATGCTACCAATGCATCATCGATCCAGTAGCCTAACTCAGTCATGCAATCTTTTAATAGCTTCTGCAGATTATCTGTATCTGGCTTAGTCGTCTTGTATTGTCCGTTGTAGCTACCTTTTACCATGGGGAAAATCCATTTTACTGTTAATCGAATTGCACATTTGATTTTTTCTGGTGGAGCAAACTGTGACAAGTACGCCATGTATTTTGCTCTAGCTTCGATTAGCTTTGGTGGCTCGTAAAAATGTGGTTTGCCATTTTTGCAAGTGACTTGTTTTTGCTGATGAGTTGTGGTCGGTATTTTTTCCATCGGAATAAAAAACTCAATCATGTACATCTATACCTTTCCATGTGCCTGTAGTTTTATCGTATTCAATGTATCCAATGTAAAATAACATATACTTTAAATAATTTAACAATTCTGGTTGACTAGCAATCCATTTCAAAACTTGTGACTTATCATAGTCAAATTCTTCATTAGGCAATGTATGATATAATCTCGGCATACTTTTTCCAACATCTAATAATTTTGATTTTTTCTTAGCCATAAAATTCTCCTTTCTCGTTTGTGAATAAACTCACTAATTTTAATTAATTTCCTTCCAATTCCATTCGGCGTTTGTCAAGTGTAGGTAGGGCAGGACAAGCTGGCTAGTCTAATGCCAGCTTGACTGACCCTACACTTGACTCTCGTGACAGACAAAACTTTTAGTGTTTACAACCTAACCCAGTGCCTGTCCAGTGACAAAGTCGAATTTTGACCGACTTTGTCTGTCATAATTTTCGGATTTTTTCCTATTGCAATTTTACCTTTGACAATGACAAAGTCGAATTTGTGTCCGAGTTTGTCTCGATGTCATGCCCGAGTTTGTCATGTCATAAAATTAGGAAATTTTCCTAAAATCATTCTTTAACGATGATGTTTCCGTCTAATTTATAACCGCCAACTTCTTCAATTCTACGTTTTAAAGTTCGTGAAGAAATTCCTAAATACTCGCAAATAGCATCTGCTTTCACAGGAGCAACACCATCATCGAAAGCAGAATAAGCTGTCTCGAACGCCGTTTTTCTATCTGCTTTTCGTTGTGCTGGACTTTGTTTTTTATCAAAATTCTTCTTCCAACTTGGCGTGTTATCGTCAAGCTGAATATCTGCTAATACACCAGATTCATCTACAGTATGCGTTGGATAGCTAAACCAGATGTCTCTAGCTTTGAATTTAGCAAACTCACGTAATGTTCCATCGACACGCCAAGCTGTACTATTTTCGATTCTGGCAGTCTGAGCAGTGACTGCATCATTAACTGTGACTCTATCTTTCACATTTGTTACTGCACGCTCGAAATGATTTCGCATCTGGAATGAGCTTTGTAAATCGTCTAAGCCGACAAACTGCTCCATGTATGGTCTATTCATTTGGTTAATAGCATCTTGATAGATTTTGGCTGTCATGCTGTTGATTTGTTGTTTGCGAATCTCGTCTGTCAATTCCAATTCTACTAAGTCGATTAAAGCATCCGGATCTCGAGCAAATACTCCAGATCCGCTAGCCCTATCCATTGACTTTTTACCACCTTGCGACCCTTTTGAATGGTGGTGGCAGTAGATTACACTTGAGCCTAATTCGGTAGCTACTTTATCAAACTGATTTGTAAAGTGAGCCATTTGGTCTGCACTGTTTTCATCTCCAGTAAGTACTTTATAGATTGGGTCGATAATAACAGCAATGTAGCCTTTCTTATAAGCTCGTCTGATTAATTTAGGTGCTAACTTGTCCATCGGAACAGTCTTACCCCGTAAATTCCAGATATCGATATTGGCAATGTTTCTAGCTTCGATGCCCATTGCTTTATATACATCTCTGAAACGATGCAAACACGATGCTCTATCTAATTCCAGATTGACATACAATACTTTTCCTTGCGTACATTCCCAACCGAACCAATGATGTCCTTCTGCAATTGCTATCGACATATTAATCAATGCAAATGACTTCCCAGCCTTCGATGGACCAGCGATAAGCATCTTGTGACCTTGTCTTAATACTCCTTTAATCAATTCTGGAGCCAACGGTGGCATGTCTTCCCAGAAATCTATTAAACTCTCTGGATCTGGTAATTCATCGTTTAAGTCTTCGATATGTTGATACCATTCGTCCCACGATGCTTTTCCGATATTGGTATCGATGATGAATTGTTTTTTATCGCCACGCATAAATCCTGGAAGTCTACTTAATCGACTTGGATTCTTATTCTGTTCATCTACATTAAGTCCATTCTTTTTACAAATCTTGTATAAGTAATCGACTCGTTTCTTGTATTCTTCTTTGTTAGTTGCTTCGATTCGGACAACTGCATGAATTGATTTTGAACCACTATAGACTAATGTTGCGATTGGCAGTTCTAACTCACGAACGATTGCATTTTGTTTTTCAAGATCCATGTTGTCCGATTCTACTAATGCATATCGAAACTGAGCAACGTTTTCATTCTTCACGCCTTTTCCATCCATTGGATTAAACCGAACCCAAGCTCCTGCCTGTTCGTTATAATCTCCTAAGACTTCATTAATCTTCCCATCACATCGCAACAACTTGTCGATTAATTCTCCAGCTGTTCTATCGTATGCACCTTTAGCAGGCAAATACTTTTCAACTTCTCCAGTAGCTTCATTCGTTTTAGCATAACTTTCTGTTGAATAGGCTACAATGTCGTCTGATTCGAACAAGTATTTGACAATCTCCTGTACTGGATTCCAGTGCTTAGGCTCGTGAATCTCTTTTCCATCGATGTATGACTTATCCAGTAATTGATAATCATTATCGTATTTAATCGATGCATCCCAATCCAACGCACCACGCCCATCATCATGCAAAGTAGATGGAACAAAGCCGTTTTCAACTGCAAGATGGAAAATTGTTCCACCAGTCACTGGGGAGCTTGTTCCTTGAAACGAATCCCATTTCATGAAACATTCGCCTGTATGGTATCTTGCATCATTTCTCGACCATTCATCCCAATCACTAGCAGTGTAGCCTTCATGCTTCAACGCCATTCCAACGTTGATCCATTCGGTATACGATAAACTATCTGGTGGAATGTAGCTTAATAACTCTAGTAAATTATTGTCTTCCAATAGCTACACCCCCACGTAAGTATTCACATCGATTCCGTTTGGTACTCTCCATCCACTGGCCGCAATGCGATTAATCAATTTAGATGCATTCTCAAACTGCCACATTCCAACATTCTTGAAGCCATAACGTTCTAATAATCGAATCTGTTTTGGTGTTGTTAATCCTTCACGTTGGCGTTTCGATAATCTGTCTAGCAACATTTGAGCTTTACCTGCATTGTCGATTTCATCTGGCAAGATACCTAATTTTTCTAATGTTTCTACTTGTTTCTTACTTGGTGGACTCATTTCCCAACCAAACGATGGTACATAGCTTGTTAAGTCTTCTCCATGGATGCTCATCTCAAACTGTAACGGATCCACTAATTTACGTTGTCGTTTACGCATTTGAGCTAATTGTTCTGCTAGTGCTTGTTCACGTTGAGATGTCACATCTTCTTTTGCCTGTTTTTCGAGGTCTTCCAAATCTAATGCTACATTGATATTAGCTTCAGTTGTTTCAATCATTTTCTTTGCTACTTCATCGTTTTCAGCGATTAAATGAGCAGGTCTGCATAACTCGTGTCGTTCTGTGTGCCATAAGAAATCCAGTAATAGCAAATGGTCTTTACCTTCGGCTAATCGTGTTCCTCGTCCAACCATTTGCGAATATAACGCACGTACTTTAGTTGGACGTAATACTACAACACAGTTAACTGTTGGGCAGTCCCAACCTTCTGTTAAAAGCATAGAGTTGCAAAGCACGTTGTATTTGCCTTTATCAAAATCTTCTAAGATTTCAGCTCTATCTTTGGACTCTCCGTTTACTTCGGCCGCTTTAAATCCTTTACTATTTAAAATATCTTTGAATTTTTGCGATGTTTTCACTAATGGTAGAAACACGACTGTCTTCTTATCTAAACAATGATTGAGCATCTCGTCTGCAATCTTATCCAGATACGGATCTAATGCATTATCAACATCGCTAGCTTTAAAATCTCCACTTTGCATCATCACGCTAGACAAATCCAAATCAATTGGAATCGTCAAAGCTTTAATAGGACTTAAGTAACCTTCCTTAATCGCTTTAGGTAGCGTGTATTCATAAGCTAATGAATCAAAATAAGTTCCTAAATTACGCATATCTCCTCTATCTGGAGTAGCAGTTACTCCTAGGACATTCGCATCATCGAAATGTTCTAATACTCGTTGATAGCCATTTGAGATACAATGATGAGCTTCATCGACTACAATAGAATCGAAATGATGTTTATCAAATTTAGCAAGTCGTTTTGGCTGTTGCAAAGTTTGAACAGATCCGACCACTACACGATTCCAACTGCCTAGACTTGTTGATTCTGCTTTTTCTAGCGATGTTCGTAATCCTGTTGATTTGAATAATTTGTCACTCGCTTGGTCTAATAGTTCTGAGCGATGAGCTAGGACAAGCACTCGCTCGCCTAGCTTCACTCTATCTTCGATTACTTTAGAAAACACGATAGTCTTTCCACATCCTGTAGGTAGTACTAATAATGTTTTTTTGCGACCTTCGTCCCATTCCTTCTGAACGGATTCACGAGCTTCTTGTTGATATGGTCGTAACTCCATTCAAGTTCCTCCTAAAATGCCGTTCCGTTATTCCATGAACTTTGTTGGTGTTGATATTGCGGTTGTGCTTGATATGATTGTTGCACTTGTTGACCGTTTAAAACTTTAGTTTGGTCTACATCTTCTGGATATAGCATAGATTTGACTTCGTTATATTGATTACCATTGTAAGTACGCATGCCTACCTTACAAACACCACGAGATCCGATAATAGTCTGCCAATTCATTTTTAATGGCTCGCCTTTTTTCTTTTGTCCAATTGCTCCAAAGAATGCAGATAACATCCCTTCAGTTGAGCTGTGTAAGAATAAGTTATGTTTTAATACTGCTTCTCCTTCTGCAGTTGTCACTCCAATAGACACTGTCGCTTTATTACACGCTGGTAACTTACCAGGGTTTTGCGGATTAGGCATGTGACGACCACGTTCAAATCCTTTTACGACAAAGTTGTATAAGCCCTCTGGTAATAAAATAAAGTCTGCTGAATCCTGTTGGATAGTATCGTCCCATCCTAGTTCACGTTCTGGTTGATTGTATTGTTGTGTCATTTAATTTCCTTCTTTCTATAAAGTTCTATGTTGATTAATTTCTTGCATCGTTGTTTCCCAATTTGCTACAACTACATCCCAGTACTGTGCTGGAAAATTCTCAATGGGCATTTCAAGTGGGAAATGACCTCTTCTAAATGCCATCATCTTCAATTCATCTGTTGTTACTGAGTCTTGTCGCATTAAATCTCGTAATGCTTGTGGCAGTATTTCTGGCAACTCTAATGTAGATAACTCAATAAACGGATCTTGTGACACTTCCTCAACAACTGGAGTCACTTGTGTAGCTGTAGGCTCTGCGACTGGTTGTGTTTGTTGCACTGGTTGTTCTACTTGCTTGTTTTGTTTATTGAAGATATGAGCAATCGCTTGATACTCCATTGGTAATTCTTCTGGCAATCCAAAACGATTCTTGGCATCCCACGATGGCGTATGAGTGGTATACATCACACGTTGTCCACCTTGAGCCTTGTTTTTGTTCGATGAGTTCTTCATAACAATCGTCTTGTAATTGCAGAACAGTACGATATCTCCCCATTCTTTTACTAACGGTGCAGTCTGTGAGCTTGTTTTTTTACCAAGCTTCAATTCGTATCTGTCGTATGCCCCCATCTCGTCTGGCTGTTCGAATTTACGGATCTGAGCATGAGCTGTCAGAACCACATGAATTCCTAAATCTACAATTTCTTGTAATTTGTTTAAGAAACGACCAAACTCCTCACGTACATACGTATAGCCGATACCATAGTTAAAATCTTCTACACCTTTTTTACCGTGCAACGAACACACCGATTCGATTGCTAATGCTTCTGCCCAATCAATGGTGTCTACAATTAACGTGTCACATACGGTTGGATTTGCTTTTACAAAAGCAATTTGATTCATGAGCATTGTCCAAGATGTTGGTTTATCCATACGGGCTACATCCATGTTGCTTGTTGAGCCTTCCGTGTCAATAAATAACGGATTTGGGAATTGTGATGCTAAAGTAGATTTTCCAATACCCTCAGTACCGTAAATGATTACTCGTTGAGCTTTTGCTTGCTTGCCTCTTGTTATATTCATAAGTTTCTCCTCTCTAGAAATTTGTTGCCCAATCGTGTTTGATTGGCTCAGTTGTTTGGAACGGTGTCACTGAATCTGAAACAACATATCCATCTTCGATGATGATTTGACACTCTGCTCCATTTGATACTCGAGTAGCAATAGCTTGCAGTCCTTCTGACTCTAACCAGTGTCCAAATTCAGTTAACGTGTTTAAGTCCATTTGTTCTAATTTATCTAGCAGAACAAAACCGCATTCTGGTTTCAACTTACGGACGATAGCAGTAGCTACTCGTAACTGTTGAGATCCGCTCATGTTATCCCATTTCTGACCTTCAAAGATTAATTCGCCATCTTCTACACTTAAGCCTTGTAATGGTAAATCAGCATTATTCAACAAGTCTGTACGTTCTTTTCTGATATCTTCAATCATTCCAGACAACTCATCGTATTTAGCTTTCTGCTCTTTCGCATCTTCTTCGGCTTTTTCTTTATCCAGATTAGCTCTAACTTTACGGTTGATTTCTTCGATATTCGCAATGCTTTGTTCAATTTCATCTGTCGATTCATCTAGCAACGTTTCAGCATCTTTATTCGCAAAATCAAAATCATTTTGCAATTGATTGTGTCGTTTTGTAGCTTCTTCTAACTGTTCTTTTAAATGCTCGATACGTTGATTTGAGTGCATCAAATCTTGTTTGATTTGTTCGATGTTTTGTCGTTTACGTGCATTCTCTCCATTTTTAGCTAGGATTGCTTGTTGCTCATGAATCAAATCTGAGATACTGATTAGCGTATTTGGTACATCTGGATATTGCATCATCTCGTCAGCATATTTCTTTTTCTGGTCTGCAATCTGTCCAATAGCTCTACGCTCGTTATATAGTTTGGATTCTTCTGTATCTAGTTGATATAGCTTGTCTCCTACACCAATAATCTTTAGGAGCGTATTTGCTTTTTCTTTTGAAGTTTGTTCCATAAACTTAGGCAGATTCAACGCAAATTCTTCCACGAATGAATCTAATAATTGTTGACCTGCTTTAATGCCTTTTGGATCAGTCACTTTTAAATCTGAGTTCTTACCTTTGCGTTCCACAATTAATCCATTTGATAATTCCACTCGTAAAGTTGGTGGATTCATGGAACCTTCTCTAGTAGGTTGGCTAGGTTTGTACTTGTTACCACCTAACGCCCAAGCGATAGAATCCAGAATACTTGTTTTACCTTGGTTGTTATTTCCACCAAGAATTGTTAAGCCGTTTTGTGTTGGCTCGATAGTTACTGCTTTTACACGTTTGACATTCTCGATTTCAAGTTTATTAATTTTCACACTCATGGTTATTCTCCTGCCTTGTCTAATCCCATTTCTTGTGCCACTTCATGTAAAATATCAACAATTCTTTTTCCATTTACTGTAGGTTCTACTTCTTTCACGTCTTCACCGTTTAAATGTTTCAAGTCATACGTTGCTTCTACTACTAAAATTTCACAATCCAACGCTTTTGCCAGTAACTTCATGTGTTTTCTTTGTTCTTCAAACGCTTCAAAACTCATTGTCTTTGCGTGTCTAATTTGTTTAGTGCAATTAGCTTCATAAACTAACGAACCTTCATTTTTATAATTTGTTAAATAAGCTCCTGTGTCTTTATGACGAAATACAATATATTTTGCTGTTTTTTCCATGTTCTATTCCTCTACTTTCGTTTTTTTGTGTTATAATATAAGAAAGATATTATTGATTAGTCAGCAAGTAGCAGTTGCTGGCTTTTTTTGTTTTCTTAAATGTGCATCTATGATGCGTTTAATATCTTTTAAATGTTCTACATCATTTGTTTCTTCAAAATTCTTTAATGTTAGTTTGATTAATTTAATCACTGAATCTTGTCTCATCATCTCTCCCCTACATACTGTCCTGTTTGTATTAATTGAAGTTTTTCATAATGCTGATTCGATGCTCCGATAAACAAACCAAGCAACAAAACTAGCAATACTACGAACGCTGTAAAATAAGCGAACGCTTGAGCGAATCTGATTAAGAACCATTTGTTAAAATTATTTAGTTTGTTTCTTCTATATTCTCGTCTAGTCATTTTTTATCCTCCTTTACTTTCTACTGTTTAAAAAAGTTGTTATAAAAGATTGGTACACAAAATAAAACTAGTCCTGAAATCACAGCTACATCACTCTGGTCTTTATTAGTGGATACAAACACTCCGAACCCAATCAATACAAACGAAAATATTGTTGTTAGACTCATCGTGATGAGTGATAACCATTCTTGAAATTTATCCATACTTTAACCTCCGTTCTTTCCAGTTTGTTCAATAATGCGATATACTCTTAATTCGCTTTCTACCTCGTTGATTTGTCTTGTTAAAGCTCGATTATCCGTCCACAGATAAAAAATCATAAAATATGATGCGAATAATATTACTGTCAGAACGAATATGATAAAGCTTTTAAATTTTTCCACGGCGATACCTCCTCTCATCCCAAACTTTTTGAATTGCTTCAAGTTTGTCAGATTTGTATTTGAATGGAGCCGTGTCTGTTCTACGTGCATTAACTACTACTGGATGATATCGAACATCACTTTTAGACCAAGTACTAACTGTAGTACCAATCTTGTCGCATAGTTGCTTAGTCGTGAGCCAATCTGGTGTGTGTGTATAAGTAAGTTCAGATTGAATCAGATCCACAAACTTTTGCGGATTTCGTTTGACAATCTCAAGTACAATTGGCTCGAAATAATCTAGTGTTGCTTGTTCCATTTAATTCTCCTTTCTTAATAGAAGTCTGTTTTTAATTTTGTGCTATCAATATCATTTGCTGATATATTGCCTGTTTGAATCACATCCCCTTTGATAACGACTTTAGGAGATTGAATCTTTATTCCTTTTTTAGTAAAAGTCATTTTGCTTTTACCAATCACAAATGAGCTTTTTTTCATGGTGTACCTTCTTTCTAAATTTTTCATATTGTTGTAACCTCTTTTCAGTCCTATAATTTATTTTGAAAGGAGGTGTTTATATGTCTAAACCAATTAAACCTGGTACAGATAACCAGCCTAAAGGAACCTATCAAGAAGTTGGTCCAAGAGGTGGTGCTGTAATTAGACCGCGTATTGTTCATATTGATAAAGGAGACCGTCTTCCTCCTACTCAAAAGCCAGGGAACAAATGGGTCAAAAAATAGTTTTATTGGGTCGTCTCTTAGGAGATGACCTTTTTGATTTTCCAGAAACAAAAACACCAATGCAGAAAATTAATTTGTAGCCATGCTTCTGCGTACTTCGTTCCGTCTTCTTCATAAAATGTCATGTAATGATGCATGTTCTGTCTCCTTTCTAGATAAATCTTTTTAATTTGTCTGAGATAGCTACTAAATCAGAGTCGTCCAGTTTTAATTGGTCGGCTTTTTGTTTTAGTCTTTCGTCCACAGCTTGATTTAATTCGTGCCATTCTCTTTTTGTAAATTTGCTTCTGAATTCTAGAAACTCTTTTATGGTCGTTTCTTTATCCATTCTGAACCTCCTTAAACAGTTGCTTTTTGGGAACGCTTTATGTAAAAAAAATTGATAAATCATCAACCTTTAATACTGTCGCAATAGCTGCTAATTCATCGGCACCAACATCCACATTCCCATTTTCTCTTTTTGCCAACCAAGTTCGATTTTTGCCTAATTTAATCGCCACCTCTTCTTGGGAGAGATTTTTTGCAATTCGTTCAGCTTTCAAACGGTTAGGGTTAAATAGAATCTTCTTCAAACTTTCATCACCTCCTTGAATGTATATTGAATTTGTGTGACTATTTTATATGTTTTGTACGACTAATTTCTTAACCGTGACCTAATAATATCATCGACGTTCCCGTTTGTCAACACTTGAAAATAAAAAAAATAAAAAATGTTTCTTTTTGGGAACATTAGTGATATAATAAGCGCATAAATAAAGTAAAAAGGAGGAGCTTTAAAATCATGAGAACTAATTCTGAAATCGTTGATATTATTATCGACTTATGCAATCAAAAAGGATGGAGCTTGAGTGAATTCGCTAGAAAATTGGACTTACCTAAATCATCCATATCAAGATATTTTAATAAAAGCAGACAATTACCAATCAATAAGATAAATTTATTTTCTGATGTTCTTGGGGTCAGTTCTGAATATCTTCTTGGCATTCAAACTATAGCTTCAGATAGAAACAAAACTCAAAACAAGTTACTGACTGTATACAACAAACTAGAAACCAACAGACAAACCAAAGTATACGACTTTGCTACAGAACAATTAAACGAACAAAATAAAGTAGTAAACATCAATGATTATATAGAAGAAGAATCAGAATGGTACGAAGTGAAATTTTACGGAAGTGTGTCAGCTGGTACTGGATTGTATCTTGATGATGAGCAAGTAGAAACGATTAGCTTTGGTGCTGATATGATTCCAACTGGCACTGATTTTTGCTTAAAAGTTAACGGTGATTCAATGGAGCCAACGTTTAATAATGGTGATTATGTATTCATTAAAAGAGAAACAGATTTTAGAAATGGCACAATCGGTGCAGTAATTGTAAATGGTGAAGCATATCTTAAAAAGATATACATTACAGAAGATTCAATCAAGCTAGTATCACTGAACAAGAAATATCAAGACATCACAGTCACAGATACAGACAACTTCAAATACGTTGGAACAGTAGTATTTTAACTATTAGGAATTTCCCAATAGTTGGAAAGGAGGTATATGTATGGATAATGAAGAGTATCTTACAATAGCTAGAGATACGTTAATCAAATTATCAAGAAATACTAATAATAAAAAATTTAAAAAGATAGGTAAGTATGATTTTTTTAGAGCTAAAAATTTTGAAAAAGAAAATCGAAACCAAATAAAATCTTATTATAAATATAAGCGTGGAACGATTGTTTTTGCAGATTTTGGGATTGGTGTTGGTAATGAATTTTCGTTACCACATTTCGCAATTGTGCTTAACAATAAAGATAATCCTAAGAATGGCTTACTTACAGTAGTTCCATTATCATCTAAAAACAAAAAAGGTTATGTGGATTTAGGCAAAGATTTAATTAACAATTTAATTGAAACAGTTTGTGATGATTTGAAAATCATAATAAATACAATAGAAAGTGTCAAAGAAATACATCGAATATATAAAATAGATGCAAATCAAGCAAAAATTATTAGCAAAGAACACAAAGAATTATTAATAGCTTTTACAAAAAAACACGATCCAACGGTCACACAATTAAACGACTCACTCTTCTGTTCTTGGATGAACAAAGAGGAAAAATGGATAAACGATATATTTCACAAATATTTGAAATATGATAAAAATACTTTTGCGAATGTAAATAATATCAAAACAATCAGCAAATTACGAATAGCTAAACCATTAAATCCAAACGATCCAATTGGACGAACCCAAATTTCAGAAGAAAATTTACAAAAAATCGAACGAGAAATATTAAAAAATATTACTACATTAGACATTGACAAATTAAATTAGTTTTAGTACTATAGGTGTACATTAGAGGTGCGGTAACGCAGGCTCTACGGATTTATTTGATTTCAGAGAGATTTACAAAAATCGGCTCTGTAGTTTTAAGGACACCTATTTATAGGTGTCCTTTTTATTTATAAATTTAAAACAAAAAAAAAACACCAAAAAATGGCTGACTTACATGAGAACCTATGGATAAAAGCAAGATT